ATCTGTGAAAATTATGGAGCAATCGACCCTAGCACCATTAATTTGACATAATTCTGGGTTTTTTTGCAGTTTTTTGACCATTCTAGGGTCTAAATACTTACCAAATTGCTGTTTTATCAACTGTCTTGCCTTGTATTGCTCTCTAAAACGCACATAAAAGGCTGTAGAACCAGTAATAAACTGTGAAATGAGTGTCCAAGTGACATCAATCAACATTCCTGACTGTATTAAATAATATCCTGTATAACCTGTAGATAACATCACAATAACGCCTAACGATATACCTAAAGTTATGCCTGAAACACTTAAAATTACCCAAATGAGTATTATTGATAACAATAAGGTCATAAATTCGACTGCAAACGACCAATCAGGCACATAGGGGCTGTTTTCTATCAGTATTGACTCAGCTAGAGCTGTTTGTATTTTGTGTGGCTCTAACAAGCCTACAGGAGTTGCCAGCTGTGGCATGATGCCTTTAGCTGTGTAACCAACAAACACAAACTTGCCTTCTACATTCATTTCTTCTAAATCTGTTTGTGCTGTATCTACCCAACTAATCCACTTACGACCAAGAGAGTCTACAGAAACAGGAGGTAGACCTTTTACTCTAACTTGCTCAATGCCATTCTCATTAGTCTTGATTAAGTAAGTATCAGAATCACCAGCCAAAATCTTCAACACTTCAGTGGAATAAGCTGGAACCCAGCCATTTGGTGTTTTCAATAATAATGGTAACCTACGAACCAAAGAATCAACTTCTGCTCTAGCCACTGCTATGCCTTGGTTGGCACTTTCTGCCAGTATAGGTATATTCTGAACTACACCCTTAGCTTCAATACCTCCTTTGTCATCACCCAGAATGACTGTGCCTGTTGTGGGTGGGTAATCACCATTGTCATTTTCAAACATGGCTAGAACACTTGGAGATAGTTTTAAGGCTTTAGCAAAAGCTTCATCTCCACCAAAACGATCTGGTTGAGGGTAGGCGACTGTCCAACCAACACCTATTGCTCCTCTATCTATAATCTCTTTGTGTATTTCAGCAAGCCTTTGTCTTGGTAAAGGATAGCCACCTTCGTTAGTTATATCATTTTCAGTGATATTAAGTACAGTAAAATAACCACTTTCTTGTTGTTTTGGTAAGAAAGCATCAAAAGTTTTAAGTTTTAAGACCTCCAATGGATTAGTTTGATAGACAAAAGGTAATATCAATATAAGTATGAGTGATAGTGGTATAAGTTTTTTCATCCAGAACCTTGCTTGATTTTTATTGTTGTTGAAGAACCACCATTAATTTTAACTGTGTTTGACACACCATCTTGTATCAATATTATCGTATAGCTATCAGAACCATCTAAGTTTAGTTTAACACTTTGGCTGACTGTTCTGGTCAGACTAATATTTTGACCTGTGACTATAGTAGTTATCTGTGTATCTTTGTCTTGACCTATATTAGTTCCTACTATGCGAATACCTACACCACCTTGTTTTAATTGGTCTTCTTCT